ATTCTTTTGATCCTGTAATACTAGAGAGATTGGCGCAATACGCAAACAAGACTTCTCTTATGGGTAACTACCTTAAGTATTGGTCTGTACGTGATACTCGTACATTTATTGATGCTAAGTTTGATTTCCCTAAACTAAACGCATTTGTTCCCGTATCAGATACTGCTAAATGGGAATACAATTTTAAAGCACATGATAGTAAACACGACGTGGCGGCAGACGTTCTAAGACTTCAAGCCATTACCCGTGCAGAAAACGATTTGGAGCAAATTGAAATATGAAAATAGAAATCAGCGTTGACGAACTAAAACAATATAAAATCTTTATTGGGACGCCAATGTATGGAGGAAACTGTAGTGGATCGTTTACTAAATCATGTACCGATTTAGCTATGATGTGTGCAGCCAATGGTATTACTGTAAAGTTTTACTATTTGTTTAACGAGAGTTTAATTCAACGCGCGCGTAACTATGTTGCTGATGAATTTATGAGATCTGATTGTACTCACTTGGTGTTTATTGATTCAGATATTGCTTTTGATCCAAGAGATATTTTTGGTTTAATTGCAGTACAAATATCCGACCCAGAAAAATACAACATCGTTACAGGTCCATACCCTAAGAAAACAATTGCATGGGAAAAGGTTGCTAGAGCAGCTGAACTTGGTAAAGCCAAAGAAAACCCATTTCAATTAGACCAATATACTGCTGATTATGTTTTTAATCCGGTGGATAAAATGTCAAGCTTTCAACTATCACAGCCATTAGAAATTGGTGAAGGTGGTACAGGCTTTATGTGTATTCCTCGGGAAACATTTGAAAAATACAAAGCAGCATATCCAGAGTATAGTTATAAACCAGATCATGCAAGAACTGAAAAGTTTGATGGATCTAATGAGATTATGGCTTACTTTGACTGTATCATTGATCCAAAAACTAAACGCTACTTGAGTGAAGATTACTTCTTCTGTCAAAAAGCGCGTCAGGCTGGAATGAAGGTATGGATGTGTCCTTGGATGCAAATCAATCACATTGGCTCATATATCTTTAAAGGTAATATGGGAGCAATTGGATCACTGGGTCTATCAGCAACCGCAGATAAATCTTCAAATCAAAAATCATATAAAGGTAAAAAGTAGTTGACATATCGCAATAATAGTGATACAATTAATAATATACAGAAACCAATGGAGCACTTATATAATGAAATTTTCTGAACGCACTCTTACTATTCTAAAGAGTTTTTCCACCATCAACAAATCTATCCTAATGAAGGAAGGTAATGTACTAAAAACTATTACACCAGAAAAGACACTCGTGGCACAAGCCACAATCACAGATAACATTCCATCACAGGCATGTATCTACGATCTATCGCGTTTTCTATCAATTCTAGGCCTATACAAAGACCCTGATGTAGAATTCCATGATAAATATTTTACGATTGCTGAGGGCAAACAGCGTACAAAATACGCATTCGCAGACATTTCTATGATTCATGCTGCCCCAGAAAAAGAAATCGACCTTCCTACAAAAGACGTTATCGTCGATGTATCTTGGGATGATATGCAATCAGTAATTAAAGCAGCCGGCGTTCTTCAGTTTAAAGAAATTGCGTTCGTTGGTAGTGAGGGTAAAGTTTATCTCAAAGCAATCGACAGTTCTGACCAAGGTGCTGATGATTATGGCGTAGAGATTGGCCAAACCCAAGATGAATTTAAGGTTATCATCAAAACAGATAATCTTAAACTCTTAGCTCAGGACTATCATGTTACTCTTTGCGCAAAGGGTATCTCTGAGTTTAAGGGAACAGATGCTACATATTATGTAGCTATTGATACTAAGTCGACTTATAATAAAGGAGTATAACATGAGCGAACAAGAACAAGAACCAATTAACCTATCCCTACAGGATATTGCAACCGTAGTTCAAATGATTGATGTAGTCAGTCGGAGAGGTGGCATTGCAGGTAATGAGCTTGCTGGCATCGGAATGTTACGAAACAAATTTGAAATGTTTCTACAGCAAAATGCACCAAAAGATGGTGAAGCACCTCAAGGTAATATGCCAATGGAAGCACCAGCAAATGTACCAGAAGACGCACCTCTAGCTGACAAGGTTCAGTAATACTAAACGACGCAGGCTCTCGTTATAAACCTGCAATTTATTTTTATATTATGGAGACAATATGTCTATTGATGCTAAAGCAAACGAAGTCCTCTGGGTTGAAAAGTATCGACCTCAGAAAATTGACGACACTATCCTACCATCCAAAACCAAAGCAATGTTTAAAAAGTTTGTCACTGATGATAGTGTACCAAACTTATTGTTGTCTGGTGGTCCAGGTGTAGGTAAAACAACCATTGCAAAAGCTATGCTTGAAGAAATGGGTTGTGATTATATTGTAAAGAATGGTTCATTGAATGTTAACATTGACACTCTTCGTTATGATATTTCAACATATGCATCGGCCGTATCACTCAGTGGTGGTCGTAAATATGTTATCTTTGATGAAGCTGACTACCTAAACGCGGCAAACGTTCAACCAGCCTTGCGTAACTTTATTGAAGAATATTCCTCTAACTGTGGATTTATATTCACATGTAACTTTAAAAACCGTATCATTCAACCTTTACGATCTCGATTGTCTGAAGTTGATTTCAGTATTGAAACCAGCGACAGACCTAAACTTGCCATGCAGTTTATGAAAAGAGTTGAAACAATTCTAGGTATGGAAAATGTTGATTACGATAAAGCTGTTATAGCCAAAGTAATCCAAAAACATTTCCCAGATTTTCGTAGAGTACTAACTGAATTACAATCATATGCTGCCTCAGGTAGAATTGACGAAGGTATATTCGTTAATCTGAAACAAGAGTCGCTTGATGAAGTATTCCGTTTATTGAAAACCAAAGACTTTACTAATATGCGTAAATGGGTTGCTAATAACTCAGATCAGGATATGAATGAAATGTTCCGTCGGATCTATGATATGGCGTCTGATAAAGTTGAAATGCGTTCTCTTCCTGGTTTTATTGTAACAATGGCTGACTATATGTATAAGGCTAATTTTGTTGCTGACCTTGAAGTCAATATGGTTGCTTTCCTTACCGAAGTAATGATTGAAGCCGAATACAAATGAGTCGGTGGATGGACAAACTCATAGGTATGCACACGTGCTGGAATTGCCAAACGAAGATGAATAAAAAACAAATATACAGTGTTGATGTTGATACAGCAGATGGACCACTTAATTTAAAGATGTGCCAAAAATGTGCTGAAGACCTTGATGATATGTTAAAAGATTTGGAGGAAACAATTGCCGAAAGAAATAACACCTTTTGATTTTATGAATGCTGCGTCTTTCTCTAAGGAAGACTTGATTGGTAAACATGAAAATCCAGATATGGCAGAAAAATTATATGTGCCATACATTATTAACAAAGGGTTCGTAAACTTTGAAGATACGATCCTACATGCTAATGAAATGAATATGCGTGCACATTTACCATATAAGGCTCAATTTGATTATTACCGAGCAGCTTTTAGAAAACGTAAAAGATTTAGTAAATGGCCAAAGGCTGCTAAGAGTGACGACCTTGACATGATCCAAGAAGTATATCAATGCAACAGAACAATAGCAAAACTATATCTCAAAGCACTTTCCTCTGATGATATGAAAAATATTAGAGCGAGGTTAGAAACGGGCGGTGTTACAAGGTAAGATATTCAAAATAATAAATATCATTGATGGTCACCGTGTGAGACCACACCATATAATTAATAATAAAAAAAGGTGCTGTGGTTATGAACTCAGAAGATATTTTTAAAGGCGTGGGAATAGAGGTTACTCTTCCTTCACCAGATAGTTTCCTAAAAGTAAAAGAAACTTTAACTCGAATTGGTATTTCATCTCGTAAAGAGAAAAAGCTTTATCAAACATGTCATATTTTACATAAGCAAGGTAGATATTCTATATTGCATTTCAAAGAATTGTTTATACTTGATGGTAAAAAAGATACATTTGCAGACGAAGATGAAGCTCGAAGAAATACTATCGTTAACTTATTAGAAGAATGGGGATTGGTTGCTATTGTTAATCCTGACAGTAGTAAAGAGCCTATCGCTCAATTAAATCAAATTAAAATTATATCGCATAAAGAAAAGTCAAACTGGACGTTAGAAGCAAAATATAATATTGGAAAGAAGTGATAATGAAAATTTATAGAATGAATGAAGAAATTGAATTGCCTGAATACGCTACAGAAGGCTCAGCTGCCTTTGATATAAAAGCTTATTTTAAACGAGGTGATCGTTTACAGGCATATAATAACTGGAATAAAGCAGTACAAATTGCGGTAAAAGGAGTAGGCAAAGAAGAACATTGTTTTCAACTGCCGCCTGACACTCGTGTACTTGTTCCAACTGGTTTAATCTTTGATATACCAGAAAAACATGTAATGAAAATGTTTATCAGATCAAGCGTTGCTTTGAAAAAAGGTTTAAGCTTGGCAAATGGAACTGGGATTATTGATTCAGATTACGTAGACCCAACATACATTATGTTATTGAACGAGACAGATAGTTTAGTATCAATTACAAGTGGTGAACGTCTAGTTCAATGTATTGTTGAAAAAGTAAATAAGATTAAGTTAACCGAAACCAAAACAGCGCCAGAGCAAAAGACCGATAGAGACGGAGGGTTTGGAAGCACTGGAGAATAGGACATGATATGTTTAAATATCTAATACCACTAGCTCTGCTTGCCACCCCGTTAGTAGCTCAAGAACAACCATTTAATCAACCCTTTATGGCATCACAACCATGTGGCGACTTTTTAACTGTTGCACAAGTTGTTAGAGAGAAAAACGAAGAAATGTTATTTAAAGGTGATATGGTTCAGCGCCACATAAGCGGCCAAATTGTACCTAATAAGATGGTATTCACTACTAACCAAGACACAGG